TACGCAGACCGTAAAACTTGAGAAGCAATAAGTAACTAAAGCCCTCGCCGCCTCTGCAACAAACGGCGAGGGCCGGAGGGCAAGCCTTGGGGGGATTGGCTTGCCGTGATGTAACCATAGCAAAACTTGGTTGGGCAGCGCAATGACCAAATGTGGGAAACGGACAGTATACTGCCGAACCAGATTTGAGATTGCGTCTGCCCATATCTTACAAACTTAATACAGGAGGCCGATTTTTTGACGATCCAAGACTTATGCCGCGAAAAAAGAGCCGCCCTCAACATGACGGCTCAGGACATTGCCGATGCTTCAAACATTCCCCTCTCCACCGTTAATAATTTCTTCGCCCATGCGTCCAAATCCCCGGCCCTTTATACCACAGCTGGTATTTGTGCGGCACTGGGGGTGTCTTTGGACGCATTTTTTGGTATTGGCGATCACTGTACCGTCACAGAAGAAACCTTGCAGGCGGAAAAGGATGGGCTGGAACACCGCCTTGAAAATAAGCGGAAGACCATCGGCCTGATGGAGACGGAGCTGAATAACCTACGTCATTCCGTAAAACTATACAGGTGGATCATACTCGGTTTGTCGCTATTGATCGTCGGTCTCTTCGTCTGGTGCGTGTGGGTAGATATTCGCTGCGCCAATTACGGATTTTGGAGGGGATAATATGAGAGTCGCACTATATATCCGCGTCTCGACGGAAGAACAGGCACGGCACGGCCTGTCATTGGGGGATCAGCGGGAATCCTTGTTGGCGTATGCCGCAGACAACGGTATGGAGGTTGTCGGCGTATATGAGGATGCTGGAATATCCGCAAGAAAGCCGTACCGGCAACGCCCAGCACTTCTGCGCTTATTGGAAGATTGCAAGGATGGGAAGATCGACACAATTTTATTTGTCAAGCTGGACCGTTGGTTCCGCAGCGTAGCCGGATACTACGCCGTGCAGGAAGAATTAGACCGCTGCCACGTCACATGGCAGGCCACGCGGGAAGATTACGAAACTCGCACGGCATCCGGGCGGCTAAAAGTGAATATCATGCTGTCGGTAGCGCAGGACGAAGCTGACCGCACCAGCGAGCGAATCAAGGCCATTAACGAAGGCAAGCGATTGAAGGGCCAGCCTACCACATGGAGAACACCCATCGGTATCTGCGTGAAAGACCGGCACTACGCCATAGATGAAGAAACCGCAGATGCGGCGCGAGATATGTTCCCTGCCTTTATACGGCTACAAAGCATCCTTGCACTAAGGCGGTATATGGCAACGGAGTGGGGGATCAAACGCTCGTACAACAAATACAAGGATGCGTTGTCGAATCGATTGTACTTAGGTGAGGCGTTCGGTGTGGAAAACGTATTGCCAGCGCTTGTCGATCAAGAAACCTTTAACCTTGCCGGGAGAATCCTGGAACAGCGAAGCCAGCGGAACGCCAGTGCGGACCGGATATATTTGTTTACCGGGATTCTCCGCTGCCGGGAGTGTGGGAGAAACATGCAGCCGGAGACTGTAAAACAAGTGTACAAGTACTACCGATGCAGAACGCACACACTTGACCCAGCCGACTGTCCGCACATTCTCAGGATCCGGGAAGATGTGCTGGAGGATTACCTCCTGCGGGAATTTGAGGGGATCGCAAAAAAGTATTACTCCAAATCAAAAACCGCAGAAAAAAAGCCGCCCAAAACGGCGGAACAAATCAAGCGGAAAATGCAAAAGCTAAAAGACCTGTATCTTTCGGATTTGATTGAAATCGAAGAATACAAAAAGGACTACACGGAATTGAAACAGCAGCTTGCGGCAATAAACCCCGAGCCTATAAAAGAATTTGATCTCGAAACCTTACGGCGGGAATTGAAGGAATATCCTGATTTAGATCGGCAGGCAAAAAAGGAATTCTGGGTACGCACGATCCAGCGCATCGACGCAGACAATGACGGTGCGTTTTTTGTAACGCCAAGTTAGTCTTATTTTCATGTCACAACGCCTACGTCAAAATATAACTAACCCCCCGGCATTTGCCGAGGGGGTTAAGTTTAGCTTTCCAATTTCCGCATGACGCTATTGTAAACCCGCTCATTGACCACTTTCAAGCTGTCCATCAGCTCGTCCATGACCTCCCACGCACGGGCTGGGTCAACGTTGGACACTGCCCGGAGGAATTCGCTGTCAGGTGCGGGAGCCGCAGAATACGCCTCGATCATGCGAGATTCCCTCACCGGCGCCCGGTTCTGGTTTTGGATGGTATACAGCGCCGCCAGCTTTTCGTAGTTTGACCAACTGGATTCTTCCGTCTCTAACCGCTTGATCCATAGCGCCACTTCTCGATCGTCAATCATTGGGGCCTACCCCCTTATTCCTCCATCATGTCCATTGCACGGCGCAGGGCATCCTTGATGCGGTCATCGTCGGTCTCGCGCATCATATCGTTGATCTGGCTGCGCAGATGCTCAGTTGCGTCCGTGCGGCTGTAATGACCTCGGACGTAATGCCGACGGGCATAGGAGCTGCCACGGCTGTAGCCGCGCATATCATCGTCCAGATAGCGCCCGGAATATCCACGCTCGTCCATCGCCTCGATCTTGTCGATGTTTTTGATGGTATCCGTCAGCTTGTGGGCAATGTCCAGATCCCCGGCGCCCAGCTCGCCCTTGCGGATCAGCTCGTCAAGTTCCTTGCAGAGCATATCCCGCAGTTCATACATAGATTTCATTCCCATTGTGTTCTCCTTTCTCAGCAAACTCTGGTAATGATAAGGTTCGCGTTGCTCACGTCAATGTCCTCGCCACTAACGTTGCGGATGGACAGCGACGCGCAGCAGCCCTTTGTAACGTCAACGTACTCGGACGCCGCCACGTTGAAAAATGCCCCCGCAACCGTGGGCGTCACCGTCGCAACGGAGGACGGGAGCGGCTCACCGTCAACCGCAATGGCAATGGAGATGGGACCGGGTGTCCCGCCGGTGCTTACGGCAATATTGCCGATAAAGTCCACCTTGTAGCGGACGCGGCACTGGGAGCAGTTACCACGGAGGTTAAACAGGCCGGAGCCTGCGCGGTGCGTCACAAGGCCCTTAGTGCAGGGAATCGGTGCTTCTGTAAAAAGCACGTTCTGGTTTGCCGCTACGGTCTGTGCGGCAATGGCAGTGTATTCAGGCATAGAAATCTCCTTTCATAAAATCAGCGGCAGGGCTACTGCCCCGCCGCTTTGTCATCAGTATCGGCATGGGGCCGACCATTTCCCCAGCATGGAGGAAAAGCTACGCTATGCAGTTGTCAGCAGCCGCATCCGGCAAACTGGTTGCAGCAATAGGGGTTCTGCACCGTGTAGGCCGGAATGGGAGAAGGCCGGAGCTGAGACACCAGATAGCTGTTCTGTGCCGCCTGAGATGCGGCCAGCTTCAAGCCCTGGTTCTCACTCTGGAGATCCTGCAGCTTGCTCTGGGTCAGGAAATCGAGGATTGCGCGGCTGTTGCTGTTGGCATTGTCGATAATGTCCCGGGTGGCGTTCTGCACCGTGTTCCGGGTATCGCACGCCTGCGCGGCCATGTCATAGCGCACGCCCTCGATGCTGCGCTGGGTGTTACAGCAGCACTCAGCGGCCTGCATCTGCATGGCAGTCAACTGCTGCATGAGAGCCGCCTGCTGAGTTGCACGGGAAAGCTCAGCCTGCCCAAAGCCGTTTGCCATCGCCATGTTGGTGCCGTTGATAAGCTGCGCCTGCTGGTAAAATCCGTCGCAAAGACCCTGATTTACACTGTCGATCTTGCGCTCGACATTGGCAAAATCAGAGGTCAGGACATAACCGTCCATCACGCCGTTGCCGCCGCCACCGAAACCGAAGCCGTTACCCCAGCCGCCGAACGCAGCGAAAATGAGGAACAGCACGATCCACCATGCGCCATCGCCGCCCCAGCCGAAGCCGTTACCGTTTCCGGTGTTGGCAGGAGCCACAGGCATAGTCAGCATGGTGCCGTCAGAGGAAAGAGACATAGTATCACTCCTTTTGAAAAAATATTTATATCAAACCGTGGCCACGATTTTGATTACTTGAAAAGCCCCTGAAATTGGTTTGCCATTGACTGTATCTTGTTCAACTGATCTTGTGAGATTTTGCCGCTTTGCAGCATCTTCTCCACTTCCGCTTTTGGGTCGCCTTTAAAACTTGCCTTGAACTGCTTGAACTGCTGTAAAATCTGAGGAAAGCCGCTCATCGACCCCGGCATCTGTCCGCCACCTAACGCATTGAAAAACGGATTGTTACTCATCGTCCTCTTCCTCCTCTACCTTGCGCTTCTTCTTGCCCTTCAATTCGCCCACAAGCGCCGCCAGTGCGTCGAATTCTTTTCTGGTGACAAACTCCACGCCCTTTTCCTGCGGGGCTGTACGGGGCGTTTCTGTGCGTTCTACGAGGTCATAAATCGTGAGGGACGGTTTACCGCTTGCGTCTGCCTGCTTGAGATAGACAGTCGGAGCCGTGCTGTCCCACAGCGCCACGGCGGCGTTGGGCGCAATCATCCAGTTGCGAGCCTCCTGCTCACCGGCTACCCACTGGACGCCGCTCTGCGCCACCGGGTTTTGCGGGGCCTGCGGCATCTGGGGTGTCATAGGCTGCATCTGCTGTTGGCGCATCTGCATGAGGTTATCCGGCATGGGCTGCGCATAATAGGGGTTCTGCCATCCGTAAGGTGTGTAAGCCATTTTAGTCATCCTCCTTGACCCAGTAATACAAGATGTTCTCGTTGCTGCTGTCCCAGCTGTCCCAGATCATGCCGTCGCAGGCGCAAACCACATGACCGGACAGCGCCAGAATATAGGTGCCTTTGGGGTGATCCTCCGCAAATTGGCCCACCGTGTAACAGTCCGGGCAGGTGTCCGGCACGATGTACCGCCGATATCCGATGCTGCGGAGATACCGCCCCCAACAAGCGTTTGCCGACGGCATATCACCATCCAAATACCCTTGGATACAGAGCCGCAAATAAATTTCGCCCCAATCCTTGCCGGTAGCTTTTACGATTGCCCGCACGGTGCAATCCCCCACATTTTTCCCGCAGGGGTTGGGGTTGAAATACTTATACATATTCCCGGCGGTCATCGTAGAGCAATTCGTTTGCTCTTACCAATTCAGCCAGCCCTTCTTCATCATCCTGTGCCGCGTATTTATAACAAATATCTGTGGCGCTGGATTCGCTCATTCCGCACGCCCGCAGACGGTCAATGTATTCTCTACCAGTTGTAATCACGGAGACCTCCTCCTTTGCTCTGCTTTCATGGTAAGCCAAAAAACTCCATTCAAAGTGGCAGGAAAAGGGCAGAAAAGTGCGCAAAAAAGACGCGGTTCAATTTGAACCGCGTCTCTCAACGTGTAGTATAGATTTCGTCTTGCAATTTTCGGTAAGCAGAGCGCCGTAGCCGCTTCACGGTGTCCACGCTCACATGCAGCCGCTCCGCCGTTTGGAGACAGCTTTGGCCGTGAACATCCACCGCCAGCACCGCCGTCTCCTCGTCAGGCGGGAGGCCTACCAACCGGATGGCCTGCGCCGCCCGGGCCGGGGCCATCGATGACGACAGCGCCCGGATCGCCTTGTGTTGAGTATCCATGGTATGTCCAGACTTGCAGAGCGCGGCCATGCCGCGTGGATGTTGCCATCTTCTGGCCCTCCTCTCAGTAGTTTAGCCCGTCCAGTCGGCCTTAGTCTCCCGGACGTCGATGTGGGTAAAACCCTTTTTTGCGTAGACCCCCACGCCGCCCCAGTCCGGCATAAGCTGCCGCGCGTAGGCTGCCACCGCTGCCGGAGTCTGGCCCTTGACGGAGATGTCCGCCGCCGTGCCGTAGCAGTGCTGACTGTGGGCCACGCCGCCGACCTTGGTATTGTACTGCGGCGTCCTATACCCACTGTTGATGGTCACAGCCGCGCCGAAGTGACTGCGGATGCTCTGCAAAACCATCACCAGCCGGGGGGCTACCAGCACGGCGTCAGAGCCGTCCTCGCAGGCAAATTCTTTCACTTTAAAATGGGTGGACAGCTTCTTGCCGCCGTCCTTTGCCTTGGAATAGGCGTTGATCTCTACCATAGGTTTCTCTCCTTCCGGCTCGAATGCGTCACCGTTCTTGTACTTCCACACAAGGAAAAACGGGATCACCCGCCCGTCCCCGGTAAAGCCCTTGCCTGTCGAATCCATGAAGCAGGTAGACCCGCCGCCGTCCATCATAATGGCGTTGTCCCAGCCGGACGCGGCCAGCAGGTCCCGGAGCTGTTCCGGCGTCCGCCGGTCCTTGCTCACATAGTAGGCGAACCGCCCGTTCTTGGTGCCGATGGCCGTCCGGGGAGCGCGGTACTTCATATCCGCTCCGCAGGTGACGGGGTAGATCTTCTTTCCGCCGATGATGAGGTGAACGCACTCCATATAGTTCCGGTCCCCGTTGGGCACGGTTTTCACGCCGAAGTCCGCCGGAGTGCTCCAGCTGATGGCCCACGCCCGGTAATTGGGGGTCTTGCGGGTCTGCCCGTCTGCCTTTAGGTGGCAGGCCGGGGTCTGATTACGCAGGAAAATGGAGCCATTGCAGATAGCGTCCCCGCCCGCCTCCGCCAGCATCTTTTTCAGGTTGGCCGTGGTGGAGCGGAGACGCTTCCGGTTGAAATAGATCTTAATGAATTGGAGGTCGGAGAGCGGGACGGTGCCCGCTCTCGTGCTCATGTGTGAGCCTCCGTATTCTGCTTCCCCTGATCGCTGGCCTGACGAATGGCATCCAGCATATTTTTGATGAAGGCGGGGTAGGGGACCCCCATAATGGCAGTATTTTCCAGAATCGACAGCCCCTCGTTAGCGATGAAAAACATACAAATAGCGTCACGGGCAAAGTCGCTCCCGGTGGCTTGGTCCAGCAGTGCCGCCATCCACACGAGACACAACATAACGCCCTTCCGAACCAGGCCCTTATAGCTGGCATTGGACTCCAGCGCCCCGGTTTTGCTCTTGCCGGACTTGTGCCAGATCGCTGCCACCAGCCAGCCCGTGGCGTAATCCAACGCCATAAAGCAGATCAGAACTTTGAGAGCCACGTCCCAACCTCCAAGTGCCTGGGCGATGGCGGAGCCAGCCGCAGCCAGCACCGCCAACACCGTATTTTTGATGTGTAAAGCGTTCATAGTGTACCTCCTTTCGATGGTCACACCCGCACGGCCTTCTCAGGATGACCGTCCTCGTCGAAGGTAATACGGTAATGGCCTTCCGGCGTCCAGACCTCCTCCTCGGTGTTGGCCTTGGCGGGGTCACGCCGCATGTAATCGTGGAGGTGCTTCACGTCCTCCGGCTCGGTCTCCGCGTTGATAAAGCCCTCGGCCATCTCAGCCTCGGTCCAGTTGGCCACGCCGCCGTCGGGATTCAGGTGGAAGTTGGCCCCCGCCTCCTTCAGCTCCTTGTTGATAGCCTCGATGGTCTTGCCGCTCTTGCAGCCCTCGTTGATGATTTCAGCAAACTTCTTTTCCATAATGTATACCCCTTTCATTTTTTACGGCTTAAACAGCCGGTTTCATTTGTATCTGTGGGACTTGCCGGAAGATTGACCATCCGGCTTTTTTAAAAGCAGAAGGCAAAAGATATGCAATACACATCATTCGCACTGATGTAGTCGGCGAGGCCGCTGTTGCTGGCCGCGCAGAAACTCGTGTAGTTGCCAATGCGTGGAGAGCGCTGCCACCAGTAGTTCGCGCTACCGTTGTAATTCTTCACCTTGCTGTTGCCTGCCTTATAGTAGGCGTATTGTGTGCCCTCGCCGCTTGCAGAATAGGTGATGTTGCCAAAAATCTCGATCTCGCTCAGCAGGAATAGCTTGTCCGCCGTGGTGCTGATGGTGGTGCTCCGGGAACCCTCCGAGGTTAGCTTATTCACCTCTTGGATGCCGTTCTGTACCTCCGTTGGCATCAGCGCCAGAATGGCGGGCAGGTGTGTGCTTCGCATTTCACAGCTCGTCCAGCCGCCGCTGTTGGTGTTGCCACCGTTCATCATATTTCTGTCCGCGTAGCAGTCATGCAGCTGGAAGGTCAGGGGAGCTTTCCCGGAGCCATCAGCATAGTCATCGTGCCCCTTTCCGATAATGGCGATAACGTAATCTGCCCCGTTAATCGTCATGGCTTTCTGGTTCCCAACTACCCACGTCTCCGGCACTTGGTTCTTGTGGCAGGCTTTAATGATCGTGGCCCAATCGTTATCCGCGAAATTTGCGTTATATGTCACCGGTGCTTTCAGCGTCGGCACAATGCCGCTCATAATCACTTTTCCCATTATGCCGCCTCGCTTCCTGTAAAGACCCCTGTCCCGGCGTTGCCGTAGAACTGCCTGCCAACAAAGTCGTACAGCCCCACAGCTCCGGATTCATTGATGCAGGGGATATAGTCGCGCAGGAGGGTGTCTCCATCAAAAATCCTGCAATAATAGAGCGCCATCGTTGTTTTTTCCTGAATCCCCCCGGCGCGGTTATTTGCAAACAGAACCAAATTGTATGGAATAGAAAATGTCGAAGCCCCCATAGTCAGAACAGTTGATCCATCCACAGAGATAATGTTTTTGTTAAAATCAACCTCATGCGGAGATCCGTTATTCAACCCGGAAATTGTTCCGGTCTCTTTTCCATAATGGGTAAATCCAACGCCAAGCGCAAAGCCATCATCAGTCCAGCTAAGATCTGCCCCGAACATCGTATAGCTGCCGGTTTCTGACGTAGATAACTTCACAACAACACGCATATTTTGGTTTAATTTTAAGCCTGAATCAATGTACTGCGTCCCGCTGCTCTGGATATACGCCAGTTCTGTGTAGCCAGAGGGCAGCAAAGACGGCTTTTTGTGGACGCTGCCCTTCCGAAGGAATAAAACGTGTCCCATTATGCCGCCCCCTTCAAAATCAATGTGGATGCGTCAAATAGGACGGTGGAGGGCAGAACCAAAGCGGGGCGGATACCGCGAGGCTGATTGCATTCGTTTCCGGAAGCGCCGCCATAACCATCAATAACCCAAACAATGATTGAACCTCCCTCTCTGGAACAGTAAGCGGACCGAAGCCACCAGAAATCAGCTTTTCCATTCAGGTGTGCAATACGCTTATCCATTGCTGACGTGGTTTTCCCAGCCTCAAAATACTCTAATTTTGCCCCATCTTCCGGAAAACCTGAGTTAACTGCCGTTGTATTCCCGATTTCATACCCGCCAAGAAGAAACACTTTGGTAGAAAGCCCATTTGCTCCCGATGATATGGTCTTTCCATAACCGCGTCCCACGCGGTATGGTATTTTCACTTGTTTAATAGCTGTTCGTTCAATAGCTCCCAAACTATTAAGGAAATCACCGTTCAGCCAAGTATTGATTGTGCTCTTTTCATAGTCATTAACATCGGAACTATCCCACACTCTATTTTCTAACAACGCCTTCCTCAGCAGCCACGTTCCGTCACAGCTTGCGTCATACAGGCTGGAATTACTGGGGATTCCTTGGTTGACCACCAGATATTCAACCGCCGTTCCGCCCTCCATCAGTTTCACCACAGACCCCACCGGCAAAGCGCTTGCTAAGATACCGGTTGACGGTGCTTTCGCTCTGCACCCGCCAACCACCGTTACATGGCCCATCAGCTCACCTCCGCCACAATGGGGATTGCAACCGTGTTGGCGTCCCCGAAGATGGTAAACTTGATGCCCCCTGCCACCGTCTCAGCAAAGCCGTTGGTGATGCAGTTGAGATACTGGTTCTCCGCCTCCACGAAGGCCGCGTAATCGTCAGAAGTCCCGGCCCCCGTGTAAACGTGGTCTACCGTGGCAGTGTTGGTGGCCTTGACCCCGGCAATGGCAACCGTCTGCGTCTTGACGCCGGTGTTTTCATCCTTCACCCACGTAGTCCCGATGGTGGCGGTGTAGGTTTTCACGGAACTGATTTCCGGCAGCTGGCTTGTAGGCACCTTGCCGTCCGTTCCCAGAGACGCCGCGCCGATGTTGTCCCGGGCCTGATTTTTTTGATCGGAAGTCAGGTCCTGAGCAACATCGTATCGGACAGGTGCCACCGCGCCGCTGATCCGCTCCCCCGCCGCATTGTGGGCGGTGGCCCCGGAGAGCAGATTCTCCGGGGTCACGGTGTCCTGGGTCAAGTCCAGCTTGACCTCGCCGTTGATTTTAACCTTGTTGACCGCCATCCTTACGCACCCACTTTCAGAGTCTGGCCTCCCTGCTCGTTGTCGGTGTAGCTGACAGGGATCGCCGCCACGGTGACGGAGGACAGGCAGTTGTAGCCCTCATCCGGTAAAATCTCCTGCTGGGCGAAGGTGGGCGTGGCGCTCTTGGCCTGCGCCTTCATGCCCTCGCTGCCGCTCATGGTACCGACCACGCCCAAGACCGTGATGCCCTCCCGGATGTTGGCGGGAATCAGCTTTGCCGCCTCCGCCTCCGCGATCTGCGCCTTGCCGGAGCCGTCATGGAAGCCCATGGGGATGGAAACGGGGGCCGCCTTGTCCGTGATGTCAAGGGTCTTGCCGCCCTGATTCGGCATGGTGCCGACCAGCTTCGCGCCTTTCGCGTGGGCCGTTTTCCCCAGAAGGATCTCCGCAGCAACGGCGGTATCCTCGGAGGTGTCGGAGTCGAAGGTGCTGGTGCCCACAATGGGCGCGCCGCTCTTGTCATGGGCTTTGATGCCCTTCGCCAGCTTGTCGGCCGTGATATCGTCAGCGGTGAGGTCCAGCTTGACGTCATTGCCGATGATGACCTTGTTGATGTACTTATCCGCCATAGTACTCGTCTCCCATAATCAATGTATTTCCCCCGGCCTCGTTGGACACCTCAAATTGGGGGATTTTTAAGACCGTCACATCGTCCGCCATGGACTTGTCCTTTGTTTCCAGCACCACCGGGCCGTAGATTTTAGGCGTCACCTTGTAGGCTCCGGTGTAGGGGTCTCCCTTTCCCGCGACGATGGACACGGCAAAGGAGATTTCAAGGGCCTTGCGCGGCTGCAGCTCAAAGGTAAGCATCACAGCACCGCCTTACTGATCGCCCCGGCCACTTCCACCATCTGGATCAGGGAGCCGACCACGTCCCCGCCGGTAAACTTCACCCGGACCTGCATGGGGCACACCGTGGGAAGCTTGAAGGTCTCCGTCTGGGTGACCGGGAAGTGGAATTTCCCGTCCGAGTAGGTGACCTCCTCCGGATAGGACCGCGTCAGGTTCAGCAGAGTGACCTCCACCTTTTCCACGGTGTCAATCGGGATCGCCTCGCCCAGGTTCTTGATCGTGATATCGATGCTGTACGCATCACCCTGTACCATCAGGACGTCACCTCCGTGGCGCTGACGGTGCCGGTATCGTCCACCGTCAGCTTGAATTTCTTCGTGCTTCCCGCCGTGGAGGACGGGATGATGATCTCCCCATCGTCCACGCGCTTCAGCAGCTCGTCTGTTTTTTCGCCTGTGAAAATCATGGTGTAATAATCGTTCGGCATAGCGCACCTCCTTATACGATCATTCTGCGGTCGAGGGCGTCCAGCAGGTCGCGGCCATCGCTTGTTCTCAGTGCGCCGGACTGCACCGGCTTCGGCTTGCGGTAGTACAGGATGATACAGCCATCGCCGCCGGGGCCTCCCTGTGCGCCGTTGCTGCCGGTGGTGCGGACGCTGCCCGGGTAGTTGTTGAGTGTGCCGCTCTTGCTGCCGCCGTAATAGGTGTGGCTCAGGCCCGTAGCGCCGTCGCCGCCGCCACCGTAGCCGCCTCTGCCGCCCTTGCCGTATGCAGCGGGCTTTCTCGGGATCAGCGTCGCGTTGGCTCCGGGCACGGAGGAGCTGCCTCTGGCCGTTACGGTAATAGACGTTTTTGGCATTCCACTACGGGGGACACTTACAAGTCTGAACGTGCCAGCAGTATTTCCGGGCGTTCCGTTCGCACCGGCAGCAGCACCGCTGCCGCAGTTGTACGTTACATCGCCGCCGCAATAGCCATCTCCCAAGCCGCCAGTGAAGCTTTGCTCATCGCCAGCGCTGGGGAGCATAATGCCGTTATCGTTAACCTTTGTAGCACCACCCTCCCACACATGGCCGTCCTCATCCACAACGGATGTGGATTTCAGCTGGATATACCGGTCATTGTCCCCGTGATCCGGGTTCATGCCCGCGCCGTCACCACCGGCAATGCCCTGCTCGCCTTTCGCGGCGAACACCTCGCCGGTCACCGGATCTGTGTAGCCGATATCGGATGTTGACCCGGTGGAGCTGTCGAGACCGCCGAAGGTGGTTTTTGTCCCTTCTGCTCCCGGCGTGTCGGGCGTGTTGGCCCAATTGTTCGCGTCAAACGCCGCGCCAAACCCGCCAACGCCGCAGGCATAAGAAAACTTTTGCGCGGGAGTCACGTCAAACGTCGCTTGCAAAATTTTGCCGCCGGAGCCGGGATCGCCGCCCTTGCCGCCCTTGCCGCCCAGCGCCCACTTGTCCGTGTTGTGCTGGAGCAGCGATCCAAGAATCGTTTCCGTGTAGCTTTCCGTTTTGACCTCCGCCGGATTGCCGCCGTGTCCGCAGTGGCCACCCTGCGCACCGCCGATCAAAACTGCCGTGATTGCGGTCACATTCTCCGGCACCTGCCACTCGCCGGAGCCGGTCAGGACAACTCGCTCGTCAAAATACTCCGCCGCTTCCGGCTGTGCCGGGGTGAAGCCCACCAGTGCTTCCATGCTGCTTTTAAGCGTTGCGCTCATAGTGGTGTCAAGGGATTGGATGCAGGCGGAAACCATCTTCTTATCGTAAGGGTGATATACGCTTACCACATGGCCCGGTTTCTCGTGCCCGCTTACAATGTCATTGGTGATAGTTTCGCGGCATCGGTAATAGTCTGCAAGGCGCTTCGCCACGGCGTAGGAATTCACCAGAGATACCAGCGTGGCGTCTGTAACTGATTTGATGTTTTCCACAGCGCCAGCCGTCACAGGCTGCGTGATTAGGCGGGTGTTGTGGATATACGCCTTGCCAGTCAGTGCGCCAGTGCCAGCGGAGATCTTGGCGTAGTTCGCGCCGCCTTCCAAGATTGTGAAGCCAGTCGCAGAGAGGGAGTGCATCGGCTCCGAAAATGTGATAATATCTCCATTCTGCGCCGTGCCGGAGAATAGCTCCTTTACCTCCGTTCCTGCAACGTATTGATGCTCCGTCACCGTCACGGCGGAGATGGGCGAATCGTATTTCACGGTTCCCCCGGTGTAAGATCGGTCAACATCAATCAACGATGCCGTACCGTCCCACAAGGGTTCAATTCTCAAAACACCGTTCAGGTCTGTGCGGAGATAGGCCCCAATGGCGAAAAGCACTTGTGCGAGGTTGTCTCGTGCAGAGCGTTCTTTCCCATCCGCATAAGGAAGCCAACCATAAAGTTTGACCCCGGCATATACACTTTTTATCAGCGAAAGGATGTTGCCGCAGATTTCTTTTACAACCTCTTCCACGGTCTGACCTGTGTAAATGCCGCCGGTATGCACCATGCCGGTAAGCGCGCCCATAGGGGAGCGTCCTGTAAACTGATAGGTGACAGGCCCGATACGAGAAACGCCGCTGCTTACAAATCTTGCTTTGATTTCGCCGCCTCTGTAAACAATGATTGGGGTGTTATTCGGGAGTGCAGAAAGTTGTGTGCCTATTGTTTTAGTGCAAACCTCTACGCTGACCGTATCGAACGAAAGACTGCTTTCATCCAATGCCACTTCTTGAAACGATGAGCAGTAGTCTAAGCGCATATCATCCTTAGATGCATCCCGGTCGAACTGGTAGGGGCCGATCATGATATAATCCATACGCCCTCCTTACCGCGTGATTTGCGGTGCGATTGGGATGAAATGGATTTCAATTTCTCCCCAATAATTGATCCCGTTTTCAACTTTTTCAATATCGTGCGATGCACTTGTGTAGTATGCGCGATAGGAAATAGTTGTGTTGCCGTCCGCAGCTTCAAGCAAAACGGAATCGTCAATGGAATGGGCTTTGAGATAATTCCAGAACGCATCGTAGCTTCTGTAATCGTCCCCTCTGCGGAAAACGGTCACCTTATGCCCAATGTACGTCCCCAGAACATCGCGGATCATCCGGCCTGTGTCTTTCGATCTCCCAGCGTTCTCCCCATCGAGAACGCTGAAATTTTCGTTGTACTTGGAGATCGCGACATTCACATCAAATGAAGTCCCGTTAATTTTGATGTAATTCATACCCACCGCCTTTAGGTCACTTTAATGCCGACGCGCTGCGTCTGGTCCTTGTTCAGCTTGAAGATAATGCGGCCCAATTCCTGTTCGCCGATCTTAAGGATCGCCGTCTGATTGCCACCGCCATACTGCGACATGCCGCGGGCAACCGCCGCCTCAATGGCAGATTCAGGGGCTTCAATGTTGTTCCCCTGCTTCTGGTCACCCAGTACCGCCAAAAACTCACGGTTTGGGGGAATAACTGCGCCGGTCGCCAAACGCGGAACGGATGAGGGGGCAATTGCAGGCATAGCGGAACGTGCCGCCGGGTTTCCACCGGAAACAGATTTCGTAGAATTAAACCCGCCTGCTTTTGCAGCTATACCAACGCCAAGCAGCGCCGCACCAGCTAAAAGCATTGGGACATTCAGCGTCATAGCGCCAATAGCCACAAGAGCGATACCCAGCAAAAGCATTGCCGTAGACACCCATCCGGAAACTTCATTCAGATGCAAGGTTTCAACCCAGCTCTGAAATTTGTTTGTGGTTGTGCCTATCGCAAAACCGCTCACGAGCAAAGCAGCACCAGCCAAAAGCATAAAGATATTCATGGTCATTGCGCCAAATGCAATAAGGGCAATTCCTGCAAGCATAAGAGCAACAGATACCCAGCCAACAACCTTATTCAAACCGAGTGTTTCAACCCAGTTCTTGAGGTGGCCCTCATTTATTGCTGCAATTATTCCCATGCCAAGAATGCCAAGTCCAACTGCCAAAAGAATCGGGTTCGCCGTAGCCGCCGCAAATGCGACCAATGCAATACCGCCAAGAAGAAGCGCAACAGATATCCACTGTGCAACGGAGGTCAGCTTTAACTTCTCCCACCATGCCTCAAGCCTTTCTTGCCCAATGACTTCTGCCGCAATGCCAAACCCTAATAGCGCCACACCCGCAAGTACGATCACAATGTTTCCCATTGCCGCGCCGATGGCAATCATAGCGATTCCTGCGATTTGCATAGCTGCTGTCACATATTCAAAAGCCGAATCTAATTTGAGCGCGCTTGCCCAGTCTGTAAACGTTCCGCTTTTTACGCCAACATAAATGCCAGTAGCTATTAAAGCAATTCCGGAAACCACCATTAGAATATTACCGGTAGCCGCACCAATGGCGATTAGCGCAAAGCCAGCGATCAACAATGCTGCCGTAATAAAAGATGCGGCGCGATTAAGCCCAAGCGTTTCCGCCCAATCATCCATCATTCCGCTGTTTTTTGCATAAAGAACGGCAAGGCCAATCAGCAAAAGTCCAGCAATCACAAGGAGGATGTTTCCCGTTGCCGCTCCGATTGCGACCATTGCAATGCCAGCAAGGATTACAGCCGTCACAATAAATTCCGCAACATTATTGAGGCCAAGTGTATCCACCCAGGATTGCAAAACTCCGGTTTCCTCTGCGACAAAAAGCCCGGCGCCAATGAGAAGCAATCCAGTTATAACCATCTTAATGCTCCCAACCGATGCGCCGATGGCAATAAAGGCAATGCCCGCTAAGATCAAAGCGCTTGCAACTTTTTCCGCTGCGCTTCCAAGCATTTTATCGAGCCAATTTTCATTTTCAGAAAAATTAAAGTCCGGTTCTGTTTTTTCCTTATTGTCTCCGCCTAATTTATTAATCTCATCAAATGAGGCAAGCGCTTTGCCAGCCTTTTTTGCAGATTTGCCCGTTTCGTCTAAAGCGTCCGATTCTTTGTAAAGGTTCTCTGCTTCTTTTTTTGTTTGGTCAATCGTCGACCCAAACAAAACCGCTGTAATTTTTGCCATAGCAGTCACAAATTGGGTTAGCAAATTCACGAATGATGTAAACGCCGGAAGCAAAACATTCACAAACGGCTGTGCGAGTGTTAGCAAAGCACCTTTTAATCGCGATAGCGCTTTTGTAGCCTGATCGTTGGTTTTAACCGCCTTCCCGAGCCACTCGCGCACGGAGCGGAGTCCTTGCACAATTAAGCCAAACACGAACACGCGACGGACAAGCCCTTTTACTCTGCGAGAAAATCGGTCCATATATTTATCTGCTTTTTTACTTGCAGCGGCCAGAGCAGTAGAACTCTTACTTGCGCCAGCAATCTGCGCAGAAAGTTCTCCCCCCCGGTTGCTCATTCGTTCAAGGCTTCTGATATCTTTGCCAATGGACGCATCCATGGTTTCAACCCTTTTTTGCACACCATCCCATTCTTTTTGCAGCGTTACCACGGTTCGTTCCTGGTCTTTAATTGCACTTGATGTAAAAAATTCGTTTCCACTTTTCATATGCGATAGCTTAGACTTAGCCTCGTCAAGATTTGCGGCAATCTGCTTTGATTGCTCCACGAGTGGAATTGCCTGCTGCTTTTTATCGCTGATCTTTTCATTGAGCGCATCGATTTTTTTTGTTAGCCTGTTTAATTCCGTTTGCGCCTGCTTATCATCAATGTCCGTCTTTATGATGATGGAGCCATCTGCCATGCAATCGCCTTCTTTCCCTTGCTTTTTATGCATTTTATGTTATGCTTGATAAAAGGAGTTGGTATCAATGGAAGATCATGTCACACAAATGTGTAGTAATTTATTTGATAAAAAGGAGAATAAAATTGACGTCAACATTGTAGCAACCGTGTATCTTTCAGCTTTTGAAATCTCCGCATACTTAAAAAAATGCACAAATTACTCAAGCGCAGATATTAAACTCGTTGCAAAATACATCAACGATTTACCAGGCTATGACTACTCAAGAAAAGAAATTTCATACTGCAAGCGAAAAATTGAAAGATGTGATTGGGATTTTTCGACGCCAACAAAGAAAATGGAGCCTCCCATGCGAAAAAAGCAAACAGCAGTTCTTTTGCCGGGCGAAGAAGTTCTCGACACGCTCAAATTTTCATGTATCCCACTTATATCGTGGTGCATTTTATTTGTATTCGCCGTGTGCAAGGCTTCTTTAATGCAAATGGAGGACGTATGGTTTTTTGTCCCTTGGGTCTTTGCATTCCCGGTCTTATACGAAATTTTCAGGCTGACCATGAACCACGTTGTTTTGACAAACAAACGCCTCATTGTTCGCGTTTCAGTACCGAAAAAGATTTCAGTAGATGTGCCAATTAACAAGATAAACGGTGTGTCTGTAAAATCGTCATGGCGAGAGTATAAATATGGAGCATTGCAAATTGACACTTCATCTGATCGGTTTTTGTTTACAAGTACAAAATCACCCGGCGTTTTCAGAGACTCCGCAATTTCGGCTATGGAGCAAAGCAAATCCGATGCCATGCGGCAACAGGCGGAAGAAATTGCAAAAGCTATGAAAAACATTTAACGCGCCCACCGCCCTCTCCGGAGGGCGGTTTTCATATCCACTTGCTGATAACGTCCTCGTCCTGTTCCGTATACTGCCGCTTGAAGTCAACCAGGTGTCGGTTCTGCTTGTAAAACTCCTGTTCGCTTTTATCCAGTTTCTTCCCCTTTGCCTTTTTATTGCGAATTCCCACAACCTGGGCAAAGGTGCAATCCCCGATTTCCTGATACGCGGATACCCACGTCCACCAGTGCAGATACTTAACGGATCTGACTTCTTGTCCCAGAACGCGGTTGACTGGGGCAACGATCAGGGGAAAGTCCTGCTGCCAATCCATCAGCTTTGGCCCACGCTTTTCCTCACGCTGCTCTTCGCCGCAGTTGATAAATTTTGCGCATTGCTTGATCGCTTCCTCGTAGTCGCTTTGCGGCATTTCCGCAAAGTCTGGATAGAAAATGTCAAGCATGGCCTCGGCCTTTTCTTCCTCCGACAACTCAGCGTCAGACAGTGCCTCAATGATCGTTAGGATATCGCGATAGTCAGAGCGTATCTGGTACTCAGTGCCTTTTACCTCCACGGCAGTCGGCAGATCGTACCTCATTTGTGGTACTTCTTCGTATACTTGCTCACGCGGGGGTTGGTGGCTTTCTGCTCACGGGCAAAGGTGGTGTCAACCTCATCCATGATGGCAAGCATCAGGTTCGCCCACACAGGTAGGCCGTCCGCCAGCGCATATACGTTCATCTCGCCAAACAGGGCAGAGCAAATATCAAAGCCGAACACATCGTTGATGATCTCGCGCATTTCCTCGTCCATCTTCCGGGCAGTTTCAAAAACTTCCCGCTTGTTAGCGGTCTTTTCCACCTCTGCCTTGTACGCATCCTGCTTCTTGTCGAGGATATCAAAGGCATTAAACAGCTTTTCCACAAAGGCGCTGTCGGTGGGGTTAAAAGAGAATTCGCATTTGCCGTTGATGTTGTAGGTAACTAAACCGGTATCGAAAATCAGGTCTTTCATAATAGCCTCCGAAATTGGGGCGGGTTTGTGCCCGCCCCTTTGTTTTTAAGCCCCTGCCGTAAAGGTCACGCCACTGGTATCCTTGGTAATGGTGCCCAGCGTACGATTGCCGCCGTAGGTAATCTCGCTCGTGATGTTGAGCGTACCGCCGCCGTCACCGCCGATGCCGGTCACGGCAATAGCACAGGAATCATAACGCTCGGCAAACTTCGCCTCACCGGACGTAGCGTAGAAGTGTCCAATCATCATATCCTGATTGGCAAGAGCCTGCGCGTCATGATCCTTGACGGCAAGGTTCCACATCTTCACCGCAGCAGCGTCACCAGAATCCATAGGGATGGGATCAAAGGTCTGGGAAATAACGGGCTTCTTCATGGTGGTAAAGGTGTTGCCCAAGATGTCCTGTTTGCTCTCCTGACCCCAGTCCATCTCTTCGCTTGAATCCTCCACGCGCTTACCGATGGCGCTCCAAGTGGGAGCTTCCTTAGAGCCGGTATTCAGATACGCGATCAAAAGCTCGCGGTCAATGGTCTGACCTTCGGGCGTCGCAAAAGTTAAATCTGCCATTATACATTCACCTCGTAAATCAGTTTTAGCGGGACCATGTAGTCCTCGTATTGGTCGCTTGTCGCGCCGAGATACGATGCAAACGCAGAAGTCTCAACGCGGAGGGCGCGCCTGCCCTCTCCAATGTCCGGTCGCTGCATCTGCGCCCAGTCCGCAAATTTGTTCAGCACTTCAACCGCCTTCAAGCGTGTATCGTCGCTCTTGCCGGGTGGTGCAATCTGGTAATGGATTTCAAACGAATACTCCGCCCGATAGCCACCGCAGATATACTTCTTGGTGATAACGGCACCCTGAACGGAAGAAAGCGCCATGCCTACCGTTTTCGCCGCGAAATACTCGTACTTGATCAGATCCACATTCTTCGGAATACCGGGAAAGCGGTTCGCCCAAATCAGCATCAGGCGGTCAAGGTCTGCCTTCTCGCTGCTGGATGCCAGCATTACAGGTTTTTCTTTAGAGATCACGCTTCACCGCCTTTTCTGCTACACGCACCCACTTTTCCATGTTCTGTGCCTTGGATGCTTCAAACCAATGGGAGCAGGTCCCGGCTCTGTGGAAAATCAAATTCTTTTCTGGCACCGCCGGAACCTTCGTAACGCCCTTCCGCGCATAAGAGCTTCCGGTCAGCGGGTCAACGTACAGTTTGCCGTAGTACAGATATCTGGCATACGGCCCTGGATAAACAACCGTGTTTCCCGTTACCCTTGTACGCGTCCTAAGAGAGCCTGTGAGCATGGGCACGAACGGAGCGGTATCTTTTGCGACCTGCACCGCCAGAACGTGTTCTGCGCGATCACAGCCCTTGGAAATGGCCTCTTTTACAGCGTCCATGCCGTCCGTTTGAACGGAAAATTTCAACGCCATATCACACGCCTCCGACCTGCCAGTGCTGCATATCAACGCTGCCGAAATCCTTCTCGTCAACCTTGGTCACGGTGTAGCAGTTGTCCTGAGCCAGTGCCACAGTTTCGTTGTCTGTCACAAACTCGCCTTTGATGAAAAACGTTGTCCCACCATTGCCTTTGACAGAAAGCGTCCACAGTTCGGTTTTGTCCTCTGCGGCGTAAAACCGCTGCGGACCGGCATAGGTTTTCTCCTTGCCGGTAAAGCCGTCCACGGCTTCCACGTCAAACGGAATGTAGAGGTCAACTGCATCCGCTCCGGCAAGACCGCTCTCGCGCACGTTAACAGCTTTAGAGGCTTGCAGCATTACGCCACGAAGTACGGTCACATACAGCTTTTGCGTTTCCTGAAACGTCTCCTTGTCGGTTTCTTTGACCGGATTGTAGATCGTTACAGTGTGGGGAGCGTACATGATCCGCACCCCCTCCCTCGGTACAGCAAGCCAGTATGGGCGAGATACTCCATGCAGGTCTCTGCAAGCAGCTTTCTTGCTCCATCCGTAGCGTTCAGTGCGGAAACGGCAGATTCGCCGCCGGTCGCAAGTGTGCGGGAATACCCACCCACAGTCTCGCTTTTGACTTCTGCGTCATTAACGGCAGCAGTCGCAAGGTTCTTCATTGCAAGCGCCTGCGCAGCTTCGATAACCGCGTACTTGTCAACCAGCGCACAGCAACACATCTTTACCGCATCCAGCTCCGCATTGTCCTTGGCCCGGTTCTGCGTGAAATAATCGAGGAAGGAGCTGGCCCGGACAGCCAGACGCGGAAAATCCCCACTGCTTACAGTGCCCATATAGACACCGGAGTAGTATGTGTAATCAGCGTATGTCAATTGGGTCAGCTCCTTTCAAATTAGCCAGAAACAGTAACAGTGGCAGTGCCGGTCTTTGTGCCGTCCTGCTTGGACTTGGCGGTAACGGTGATGCTGCCCTTGGTTTCAGTAGCGGAAACAGTCAGGACGCCCTCGTCGCTGATTTTGCTCTTTGCACCATCCTGAGACCATTCAACCTCGCCGTTGATGATGCCCTCGCCGTCAACCTTGGCGGTAAACAACTTGCTCTCGCCCTTCTTCACGGTGGCGGTAGCGGGGGACACAGCAACGGTGGAAATAGCACCGCCCTTGCCGTAAACGGAGAAGGGGAACGGGTTCACCTTTTCTGCGTTGTAAGCGTTGATGGGATTTGCAATCTCCCAGCCAAGACGCATGACAGCGCGCAGTGCGACCATATCGTTCTGCATGAGGTTGTAGACGATGTCCTTCGTGGTGGGGTCCTGAATCACGCCCTCAGTAAAGACCTTGAAGGTCATATCCTGGCGAATAGCATAGACGAGCTGGCTCCAATCGCCGACGATCATCTGCGCCTGCGCAGGATCGAACGCACCGTTCATGGGGAAGTACATATCCATGCCATCAAGGCCGTATCTGGTAGCACCCTGCATATCGGTCTTGAAGATGGGCTGGCCAGTGGTGTCTTTCAGACCACGCAGCTTGCCGCGCATCTGGATTGCAGACATTACGCCGTTTGGGTTGAAGCCGTCCAGTTCAACCTTGGAAATCAAGCCGCCTTCTCCCATGATGTCGGAGTAAATGTCAGAGCTGACAGGAACACCATTGCCCGCAGCAATAGCAGAGGGCACAACGCCATCACGCCAGGTGCTGGGCTTGTTCGTGCCAAACAGCATAGCGCCGTCAATGACCTTGCCGAAAGCTTCGGTCAAGCGGGGCTTAACCTCGCCCCAGATGTCATAGTCGGCGTCATCGAGTGCTGCCTCGGGGATGGGTACGATAACTGCGATTTCCTCGGCATACAGTTTCTTCTTGTCCCATGCCATCTTAGTGGTCTGCTTGAATGCCTCACCAGCTCCGCTGTCAGAAGCTTCGCCGTTGACAAAGTACGCGGAGGGAAGTGCGTCAAGCACGTTGATGGTCTGCGTCTTGCTGGACATATTTGCCAGTCTGCGGCCCATGCGCAGAACGGCAGATTCAGCGATAGCGCCCTGCATGATCTCGCGGGTTACGGGTTCCGGGATCAGGCCAGAAAGTGCGGAACGATCAATACTTGCCATGTTATATTCTCCTTTTTATTACTTGAGTGCGCCGCGAATCAGATTGTTCATCGCGGCATTGGTGTCAGTTTTCTTTTCACCGCCGCCAACGGCAGCGGACCAGTCAATTTTTACGCCATCCTGAAACGCGGACGGATCGGCGCTGACTTGTTCCTCGTGCCATTTGTCAAACCCATCAAGCGCGCCGTCTTTGATTTCAAGATGCTTTGCTTTCAGGTCTGCCAAATACGCCTTCTCGGCAGCTTTAGAGCTAAACTTCACGCCTTTCTCAGAAAGCGTTTTACGGATAACGTCTGCGTAGTCATAATCGGCAATCTTGGACTTGTAGCCCTCGATCTCCTTTTTGAGTGCGTCCGTTTCCGCGTTGCCGTTTGCTAAAAACTGCTTGTTTTTTTCCACTTCCGCGTCCAGCTTGCTCTGAACAGTCGAAAGCGCCTTTGTGATTCGCCTGTCAAACTCCGCCTTGTAGGTGGGGTCAGCCAGTATTTCATCAAAAGTCCTAATTTCGTCTGCCATTTTTTTATTCTCCTTTATTCCACAGCGTCATTCCCCACTGCGTATTACAACAAAAGAGCCAACCACCGAGAAAACCTCAGTAGCTGGCTCCTATTGCCCTTTCCCACGCCCAATTACGCAGGAGTTGAATATTTGATTGTTTTCTTGACCTCTAACACGATGTATCCGTCACCCTTGCGCCGGATCTCCGCGTCATTGCCGCGCCGGATAATAGCCTCGATGGCCTGCATCAATTTATCATCCATTAGCCCACCCCAATTTCTTTCAAGTACGCCTCGTACTCATATGGGATGCCAATGTCATAATTCTTGTAGTAATGCAGAAAATCAAGTGGGAATCTGAAATCGCCATCAATGTATTGACCCGCTCGCAATCTTTCTCCCGTAAAAATATCAAACGTTTCAAAACACGCAAGGGCTGGGGTTAATGATTCTATATGTTCAATGATTTTATCTCGGCTGATAGTATTTCTAAACGTGCGATACTTTTCAAAGTCATCGCCATGAGTGCTATATTTCATGCCTTTAAAATACCCGAACAGCATCATTTTACCCGCCCCCTTTCGTTTGGCTTATACGTTTCAAAATATCCCTCTCCGCTGTCCCCCACATACATTTCCCCATTAGGTGGTATGTATAGAACATCGGTTGGCGCTTTTACTTTTACGCCAAGCGCATTTGCAAGTTCCTCTGCAAAGCAATAATCATTTTCAATGCGCTTGCCTGTGTCGCATGACAGCAACCTCACTTTTTGCCCGTTCCATCCGTTACTATGTCGAATTACAGAAGCAAGCAATCTCGGCGACATATTCGTTTCTACTGACCCGAATCCAACTGCCGTCTGGCTTCCGTGCATAGCAACGTCAAAATACGTTTTGAGAGGTTTTACCATTTTAACATTTTCGTTTAGCGGGTCGCCGTCCGGGAAGCAGGCAAAGCCATTTTCCAGCTTCATTGTACGTCTTTTCACAATAGAATTCAAGTTATCTCTTGCGTCTGCGCCGAAAAACTCAAGAGTGTCTCTATCGTCTTTAGCGTTAGCCGCTGCCACTTCTGCCCGATGCGTTTTCATGGCATTTGCCGTTTTTAACGTTGCGTCATCCGTGAAATAGACGCGCATCCGCTCCGGTTGCTCCGGCAGGCCAGCTTCCGCACTGAACGCCTTGTATTTGGCGTTTAACCGCCGTAGCCGTATGTTTACCGCAGTCTCGTCTTCATGCAATCCTGCGGCCTTGTAGGCGGCTTTTTCACGCTTTAGCTTTCTAACCGTACGCTCAATACGGCGCTGCATCTGGGTTGCCTCGTATGCAGTGTAATCCTTGCCATCAAACGTGCATCCATGGCCATCATCGATGTGTTCCAACTGTTCATCCGTGTAAGTGCGCTCGGACACGCCCTCAACCCACGGGAACCGCCTGTGCCGGCAGTTGGCTCCTTCCAGACCGTCAACAGCCCCCAGACCGCAGACCTCATAGATGCTCGGGTAAATGTCGCCTGCGCGGATACTGTATACCTTTCCTTGCCACTCCTTGTGTGACGACCACGGGGACGGTCCGGGCACATCACGCGCGCCGAAATGTGCAGAAACCTCAAAATATGGCGTCTCAAGATATTCTGCCGATTGCTCTGTGTACTTTGCGCAGATTTGGGAAACACCTGTCATAACGGCTCTGCGCGCCGCCACATCGATCTGATCTCGATGGCCGCTTTCGTAATCAACCACCTTTATGCCGCTATCGGCCAGCTCTTTAACGCTTCGCTTGATTGCCTCGTTATAAGAAATTGCTCCGCTTTGTATCATCATCTCTGCCGCATCTAAGGCGTGCTGGTATGCTTTGGCAGGGGGCAGCATTGTGCGCCCAGCGTCCACTAAAAAGCCCATTGATGCGGTCAGATTTCGGAATGTATCAAGCGTCTGCGCCCTGATTGCCGCAACTTCCGCAGCGTCAACCAGTGTTTCCGGCTGCGTGATGTGCGCAAAGTCAATCAACTCGGTGTAATACTTTTGGTTGCGCTCCACAACATCGTCAAACAGCTTGTTAAGCTTCGTTTCGCTGATTCCCGTTTTCTTGCGGATTGCTTTTTCGATGTCCTTTAGGTCGATGCCGTGGGAGCGCAGCGAACGGATGTCCTGCACCGTTACCTTGTTCAGCTCACCCGCAGCTTTCAGCCGAAAGCAGATTTCCTCCAGCAGCGTTATTTCAAGCGCACGGAACAGTTCTGCCAGTTCTTCCGGCAGCGCGTCAAGAACTTCCGGCTGAAACGGATATTTCATTTGCGTTCCTCCGTTTCACAATTTCATCGTAATGCGGCTTCACGCGAATCACATTCCAGTCGCATTCTTCCGGCACTTTTCCGTAGAATATCACCCATTCCGGCGACAGCCGTTTCATCATTTCCTCGTAGCCGCGCAGAAACAGCCGCTTGCTTTCCTTGTTCTGCTGTGTGCCTACCGAACTAACCGCAACAATTCCGCTAACAGGCTCACCATCAAAGCACCAATCGTAACTGCTCTCGTCGCTCCACGAAATAGAAGGGTAGACTGTCATGCCGTGCATTTGCCAGTACGCCGCCAACCAGTGCTTGCGATAGTGGTTATATATCTGCATCGCCAGCGGCATATCTGTGTAGGTGGAGAAGTCAGGCGCGCACACCGCCGAAAACTGCGACAGTTTCGGAATGTACTTGTCCGGCGTGTTCCAATGGCGAATAAACTGGTAATCGTCCACGAAGAAATGAACGATTTTACTTGCCGGGTCTTTTGCCGTGTAATGGTAATTGACGGGGATAAACTCGCCGTGTGGATACGCCTTGACCGGCTCAATTTGCGGAATGTCGTACTTGCCCACGCCGGGGAATGTGAACTTGTCAAGATTTTCAAAGTTAATCATGCTATCTTAATAACCGATTATCTTTTTCTTGAACGCTTTCCACGCAGGATCGCCGGGGTGTGTGCTTCTATGGTCAATCCAAAATTTCGCACTTGTTTCTTTTTCGATTAACGCTCGAATGCGACCGTACTGATCGGATGCCCTGCGTAGACTGTTTATGCTATTGCTTACTTTTTCTTTTAAGATTTTGCTATTTGCCATTGGGAAAGCATCTCGTGTTTGTTTTTCCCATGTTTGCATGTCTTTAGTCGATGTGATATAGTTCGGGGCCTCTGTCCTGAACCCAGATTCGGTTTTATACATCTCTCCAACGAGAGTGTCGTAAACTTCATCTCTGATTTTGTTGGCCCAATTGACCTGCTTTTCGGTTCCAGTTAGTGCTGGGAAACTCTCCACAGGTCGCTGCACTTTGGGTAAACCGCCGCCACCACCGCCACAGGCTCCACCTCTACCGCCCATCACTCTACCTCCTCTTGTCCTTCGGTTGTCATGTCCTGCATCTTCGGCAACGCCGCCTTTGCGGTCGCCGCGTCCACCCATTATTTTCTCCTGCGTGGCTCTCTGCCGCGCTTAATTATCTTTTCTTCTTTGGTTGATGCCCCTTTTCGCAAAAGACCATCTTTGCCGATTGTACCAGTAAATACAGTTTTTCGCTCAACGATATCATTTTTCTCTTCAGACTGCATTTTCCCGCCGTGTACGCGGGCATAATTCCGCGTTTCCGTGTATGTATATTCCACGACGCCATCGGAGCGCACCCTAAATTCTGGTGCGGTTTTATGCGTGTCTTTAGAGATAGCCGCACGCATATTACCAATGATCCTGCGTTGCTCTGATGTTGCCCGTCCAAGCCCGCCGCCTACTCCACCTCTACCGCCCATCATTCTACCTCCGTTTCTTCTTCTGTGGTCATGTCCTGCATCTTCGGGAGCGCCGCCTTTGCGGTCGCCTCGTCCTCGTTCATCCACTTCATGCGGAACTCCCAGTCGTTCATGATGCCCGCCTGCAAAAGCTGCATATCGCGGGAGAAATCAGTAGATTTGTCCTCTATGATGCTGTCATCGAAATCTATGGAGATTTCCACGTCTTCATTCAGCCCAGCGTTCATAGCTGTGTTTCCTAACCGAAGCAGCATACGGCACAACTCCACTAGCGCTTGTTCCAGCACGATTTCATGTTTTTTAATGGTGCGGAACATTGTGCTGTTCTCGCTGATTACCTGCGTCGCCGTCGCAACACTGCCGCCGTCAAAACGGTAATAGGTTTCGCCGAAGCCGCACTTGCTGGACAGTACGTTCAGTTGGTCTTGAAGTCCTACATTCAGCTGCTCGGTCCTGAGCGTCGGGGAAATTGTCTCTACGACGTTTCCTTGCTGCGTATCCTCTGGAAGCAGATAGAAACGCCGGTCGTGGTCATCAAGCGTCGGTTCACCGTCTTCCCACCTTGTGGCGGGAATTTTGACCATCATCATCATCGGGCCGTTTTCGAACTCGTTGACGTAGCAGTCATAGGCACAGTCAACGCCGCGCAGAACGTCGATTGCATTTGCATACACAGGGATACCAACTGGAAGCAGGTAGTCAAGATTATTTGCGATGTTCGGTCTGTCGATGACGAACTGCCTCTTTTCGCTTCCCGTATGTACCACAGGGGGAATTCGCTCAAAGCCTGGAACATCGGTGAGCAGCGCGTCGGCAAGCGTTTCGTTTTCGTATCTGTAAATGCTGTTCTCGATGACGTAAAGTCCGTTTTTGTCTTTCCGGTGGATCTGCAAATACAGATAGTTTTTCCCAGCCCGTGTGACCACGCTGTCAAAAGCACACTCTGAAATAAAGCCATTCTGCCAAGCCAGCGGGAAAATGTGCTCAATGGTCACATAGTCAAGAGCGAGACCGGAAACATCGCCCGGAACGATTTCCCCGCTTTCGTTGATGGCCTGCCCAACCACACGCGGAATGTACGCCACGGTTCCGAGCGCTGACTTCATCTCCTGCATTTCGTTTGCCTTGACCGTGAAGTTGTTCGCCGTCAGAACCCTGTCAATAAACTCCTGCTCCTTCTGGCCTTCAAGCGTGATCTGAACCTTCTCATTCATCAAGAGGTTTGCCCAGTCCTCACAAACCTTTTTCGCCATACCAAGGCTTGCACGGTTGCACTTTGTCCACTTATGCCCGTTATATCGCCGGTATTGATGAAAATCCTTTACTTTACCCACATACCAAGACTTCCAGAGGTCAACTTGGCTGTAAAAATCTTCCGGGATTGTCGTATAGCCAAGTTCTTTTAACTTTTGGATAACTGCACTGCTCATGCAATAACTCCCATTCTGCGGCTAACAGGTTCTAACGCATACCTTGTCGCATCAATCAAGTGGTTGTTCGCGTCAGGGTAGCCGCTAATAATGTCGCCGTCTTTGTTTCGTTCGTATTCGTATCCAACAAATTCATCGTAAGCGTGTGGAGTTCGTTTTCTGTCAATGACAATCGTTCTGCGCTGTAAAAACTTCATGCCGTATTCCACAGAGCCGGGGCCTTTCACTGCTTCGTACGCAGGCAGCCCCATTGCGCGGAGGTCAGCAACACTCTTTGGCTCAGCGCTGTCGCAGATCGTCCTGATGTTGTTATACCCGCGCTGCTTAATCATAGTTGCGCTTTGCTCGTTGGATAATTTGTTTTGATAAATCTCGTCTAACAGATATATCGTCTCTCTCGCCCGATCATAATGCAGCCGGACAAAAGCAAACGGGTCCGGGAACCAGCCGAAGTCCACACCCTGATAGATTCGGTCAAAGCTTTTGACTTCTTCGTCGGTGATCTCCCGCAGTTCCAGCTTGTCGAACACATTGCCGCCAGTGCCTACCGGAATGCCGAGATACTCGTGCTGATATGCACGCTCGTCTGTCTCCTTCAGGTGTTTCGCTTCTGCCAGGAACTGCTGCCCCAGCCACTCAGGCGGCGCTTGCAGATACGTTGACTTGTGGCAAAGACGGTCAGCGCGTTCCTCCAAGCTGTCTTTGTTCGCCCAGTTGTCGCGCGAAATCGGCGGGTTATAGCTTTCAAAATTCCAGAAAACCGAGCCGCCGCGCATGGTAGACTGCAAAATGGTTCGGATTTCCGCGCGTCCGGCAAACTGGTCTTTCTCTTCAAAGTGCGTCACGGCGATATAGCCAAACGGAACCTTGATAGACTTGATCTTCATGGGGTCATCAGCGCCACGGAACATGATCTTCTGGCCTGTCGGCTTATAGATCAGCTCCATCGGGGATACTTTCGCTTCCCAATACGCCGCCATGCCCAGCTCGCCGATTGCCCAGATATACTGTGCATAAACGCTATCGCGGATTGTATTTGCCACCTTGCGCAACACAAGCGCATGCGTGTCCGGATTGCCAACCAGCAAAAGCGGTACAAGAATTGATACTGTGGAGGATTTCAGTGAGCCACGCCCTCCGCTAAAATCGTAGTGCGTATGCCCATGCCTAAAAATGTCATGTGCGATATCGTAAAATGCTGGGCCGATTTTCTCGGATAAAAGAATGTCAGACATCGATAATCACCTTGACAACGGAATCGGCGGTAGAATTGTCTTGCTTGTCGAACACACCCGTATGCTTTGCAAGCATCTCAAGGGCCTTTAGCTTGTTCGCATATTTCAGGTCGCTTTCCGTGCAATCAGACGCAGGTTTTTCTGCGATTTCTTTGAGCTTTTCAATCACATAATCCTGCGTTACTTCCGTCCGTTTCTGCCTTTCCGCCTTTGCTTTTTGAATAGCAGCCGAAACGTTACTATTCGTAACCAACTGCCTACCCTTCTCGGCGTTCTTATACCCTGCTCTTGCGGCTGCTTGAGTGGCATTTAAATCCACAAGATATTCTTGCACAAATCGTTCTTGCTTTGCTGTTAATGCCACTCATCACCACCTCGCCGTTTTGCTTGCTTATCGTCAACCTTTGTGATCCATAATCTTCATGCGGTGCTCGTTGAGCTTTGCTCTTTGCTTACCAGCCTCGCGGCAATTGGCAAACATTAAATTACGGCGTTCTTTACGACCTGGATTCTTTTTCATGGTAATTCCTCCTAAATTTTTTGCTACCGGCCCCCGCCCCTTGGCCTTACATAGCAGACTTTACCCGCCCCGAGGGGCTACAACGCCGCCCACATTGGGCGTTATTCTTTCCATTTGAGTTGCTTACACAATTAGCCGTACAGAACCAGACAAGCATACTACCCTACACAACGGCCTTGCCCAAGGGCAGCCGTTACCTCACCACTTCCGCATACCTTTCGATGAACACGCCTCGGAGTTCGCTCTGCATGGTTCTGTACGCGCTAACCACGGAACTTTCAGCCCTGCGCCGGTATGTCGGTCGCATCCGTTTCTTCATTCATAGCCGGAGCCAGCCAAATAATAAATTTTCTTCGGCCTGCCGCTTTCATACAGCGCACAGGCAAGCCCCTTGTAGCGGTCTTACCCTTCCGCGGCGCCGCAATGCGGTAGCATACATCTGGCAGGGACGGTTGGGAATCGAACCCACCCAAGCGGTTTTGGAGACCGCCTCGCCAGCCTTGGAACATTCGCCCCTATGTTTGTCTGTCTTTCCAGACTGTCACCGCTGCGTGTCGGCTGCCTGCGGTTGGCCCCCATAGGTACACGTTTCTGTTGCCCTGCCGCGCCCATCTCCGGGCAACCCGTTTGTGATTGTACTTCTCACGGCGCTGGATGTGGTGCAGACGGCAGGACTTGAACCTGCGCATACCTCCTGGAGCGGTGCTCTGCCAACTGAGCTACGTCTGCATATCCCCGGCATCCGCCGGGGTCAGGAGGAAAGAAAGGATGGATGGAAAGAATGAGGATACGGATATAACCCCGCACCCTCATTTTGACACATATTTTTCTATGCTTGCCCCGAATTGGGGGCAAAGACCAATTTTTTTTGCGATACTATAAAGGTTTACTCTCTCGCTCGCCCTCGTCCCATGCAAGCTCATCCAAGCTGACGTGGTAATGATTCGCTATCAGCTTTAACTGGCTGAGAGCCGGTTCATTCTCCCCGGTTTCGTACTTCCGCAGCGTATCATGCCCAATCCCAATCAGCTCCGCTTTCACTCTCATGCTTTTTGCAGGCCGCTCAGATTCTCTCAATTTGCGCAGCCGTTCCGGGAATGTACTCACATAACCACCTCACATAGCCCGAACCACCTGTCCAAGTTTCATGATTCCTCCATTTCCAGCAGCTTCACCAAGTCCCAGAACTTTCGCGCATCCAGCCCGGTTTCCGTCTTGATTTTGCCCAGCCGATAGATCACACTGTTGTGGTGGATGTCCATCTCCTTTGCGGTTTTCACACAATTCATATCATTCTTCGCATAGATGCGCAGGAGTGATATATCTTCCTTCTGCATAGTTACCTCCCATCAATCGCCGTTTAGCCCTCGCAGGATGTCCATTAGAAGTTCAATGCTTTGCGTGGAAATCGCATTGCAATCATTCGTAACATCTTGAGCGCAATTGAATTCAGGCATGTTCCATTCCGGCGGGTTAAGGCCAAACAGCCCACTTCGAATTTCACAGATTAGCGCACGCATTTTTTCATTACGGTCATGCAGGGCTAAAAGTGATTCTTTCATCCCAACTAATCGGGGTTCCTTCATACAATTCGGCTCATAGGCCGAGTTGCAAGTTGGCGCAACGTCCACGTTCCCATTGTTTGAATTATACATTTTCTTACCTCCTATATTTGATCTTTTTAAGTTCCGGGTATCTGGATTCAAAGGGGTGCAGCTCCTGCTTGCCGCTGATGATCTGGGTTAGCACCCGGTCCATGTGCACCTGCCGGACGTCTGCCTCCGGGTCCTTGCAGTTTAAGGCAGGCCTGTATTCCCGCTGGGTCTCCATCCACTCGTGCGTGACGCGCATGATGCGATCGTAGCCCCAGCCTTCCTTCTGGTGCATGGTCATCTGCAACGTGTCAACGGCAAACTGCGCTGCCATCGCAGCACCGGCCCAAAAGACCGCATCCAACTGCGCATCCCGCCGTTGCAAATAAGCGGATTGTTTAGCCATCCCCGCCATCCTTTCTCTCGCCAAGGCTGCAAAAGAACGTCCTTGTGTCCTTATCAAATGGCAAAAACACGATGTTTGTTTTAGGGCAAAATACGTATATATCTTTTCGGTTCCACACGCACAAATGCTTACAGTCCTTGCACCGCACCACCGGTTTCCAGTCCTTGAGGTTCTCCGCTTGCTGGGCCACCCATTCCTGAGATACCTTTGCGTTATGCTCTGCGGTGCGGAGCAGTTCGATAATCTCCTTTTTGGGCATCCTAAGTAGGGTGCTGTCGGCTAACGGCTTATACATTTTCGTTACCTCCGTCCATCTTGGCCCCGCAGTTGGGGCAAAAGTGCTTGTCTCCTTGTGTTTACAGTTTGTGTCCATACGGGTTTTCATCTCCGCTCATCATTGCCAGCATCTCTCGTACTTTCGGCGGAAAAATCAGTTCTTCCATACGTGCCGCCATGATCTGCCGCACAGCCTTTTTCCCCAATGGCGGTTTCTTCGGTGGTATTTCTCCCCGTCTTGCCGCTTGTGCAACAGGGTTATTCTTTGCTGCCCATCCCATGCTCAACATCTCCTTCCGTACTTTCTCCGTCCATCTTGGCCCCATTTTCTACAAAGTTGCAGACCTTGGCCGCGCAAGAAAGGCACAACTGCTTTTCCGCAGAAAATGTCGATTTGAAAGATACAACCCCATAGTGGTTGAAGTCCATATTTACACCATCAACCTCGTAGTCAATCTCGCGCCCACACATGTCGCAAAACACTTTAACCATCAGACAGCACCTCCGTCATGCACCGTTGTGTACTTCCAAATCAGCGTGTTCAACTTTCTCAGCCCCTCCAGGGTGATTAGGTCCTGCTCGCACAGCTCGTCCCGCAGACGTTCCAGCGCTTCGATTGGGGCCACGTTGGCGGCTGGAAGTTCATAAAGATATTCTGCAAACTCTTCTGGGGTCAAAAGCGTGAAAGGCGGACTATCTGCCCTACCAGCATCAAAATTATTAAATGCTTTTACAGCCACTTCTCGCTCAATGTATTCATCCATAGTCAGCCCTCCTGTTCCATTTTTCAGCATACTCTCCCGGATAACCCGTTTCCGGATTTGCGTCTCCAGCCCCCAAAACAAAAGGTTGATTCATGTCGTTAAGGACACAATCTGTATCATCGTGCATCCAGTATTGCTCAATGATGCGTTTCCCAAAACGATTCACATAGTCCTCCCGGTAAAAGTTCAGTCTACCGCCGCAGAACGGGCACGGTTTTAGGTCATTCATCCTTCATCGCCTCCAATGCTTTCTCCGCCGCCTCGCGGGTCAGGAACCAGCTTACTCCATACTGGCCCGGCAACAGCCCGACATCGGTATACTTCCCACGGACAATGGCGTGCCCCACAATGGCCGTTACCTTGTGGGGCTGAATGCCAAGGTCTACCGTCCCGTTGCAGTCGTAGGTCCTGAAATATACCGTATCGCCCACCTTGCACGGCAGCACCACCAGCCGACCGGCTCTGTCGGCTTTCAACAGCTCCCGAATCCGTTCTGCCTTTGACGTGTCATCGCTAAAGGCGGATTCGATAATGGCCTTTGCGTTTTCGCACTGTTCCGGCGTCATGCCCGTATCTAAATACTGACGCAGTAACGGGCAGTGGGCAGCCGTGACAGCCGTGCAGAACCCGCCGACCGCAGTACAGTTCCCGTTATCCTCATGCCTAAAGCGGCAACGCAGGCAATTAACATTTCCCATTATTTCTACAACTCCTTCACCTCAACTGTGCAAATCGTGTCATTTCGGGTCCCGCCATGAGGCACCAGCAAAATGCGCTGCATGGTAAACCCACGCTTTGCCCCCAACCCCATAGAGCTCCAGCCAAAGCAGATGACCTTTCCTCCCGGTCTCAGGATACGAGCCGCCTCGTTCTTTGTCTCGCTCCAAAAGGTCGTTTGCCCGTCCCATTTCAAGCCCCCCTGTATGCCGTCGTAGCACTCTTTCACCTGTCGCTGAGAATACGGCGGGTCATACAGCACACCGTCCACAGAGTTATCTGCAAAGGTTTTAAGGAACGCCAGCGCGTCCATGTGGTAATCCGTGGGCCGCTCCGGATTCAGGTCATTGGTAATCGTGGCCGGTGATTTCACCCCCGCGAACGGGTCAACCCAAACACCCTTGCCCATCTCCTCCCGCAGCAGCCGGGCAATGGGCTTGATGGAAAACGTCCATTTGTTGGGCATCGCCCAAATCCGCTCCATACGCATCACTCCACCTCCTTCGGCGGTTCCGGCAGCGGTATCCAGTGGGTAATCGGCACGGCGACCTCTGTATCGCAATCTTCCAGACTGCCCTCCCACCAAAAACAGCCGTAATCTGTCCACACAGCAGTTCCGTCCGGGTGGTATTTCCTATCATTACTGGCAATGTAGTTAATAAGGACAGGCACTCCATTTTCCGGCAGCCGCTCCTCCACCGGGATCCAGCGCCGTTCAAGCAGCTCCGCGCTCTCCTTGGTCACCAGCGCAGCCGCTTCCCGCAGTTGCTCGTTCTGCCCACGCAGCGTCTCAATTTCCTGTTGGAGCGCCGCGATGTGTGCGTTTTGATTCTCCAGCCGGTCAGCGGCTGCAAACAGGTCTTTCTCCAGCCCTCCCAGCGGATTCATCATGTCCCCATTTTCCCACCAATCTGCGTGCTCCCGCAGTGCATTTGCGAGGTTTGTATCTCTCATAGTTCCTCCCTTATATCTCCGCCCCATTGCTCCGACATGGCTCTGGCGATGCCGGGGTTAAGCAAAAGCACTTTAATTTCGCGAAGAAGGTCAAAAGAGCCGCTAATTGCCGAGATCTCAACAATTTTGCTTCCACCACCGTCAATCCTCGCCCACTCAACAAACTTTGCAATGTCACGGCAGGAAATTCTCCCGAGATCTGTTTCCGACCATTCGTGCCGTGTAGAATTTTCTGGGGGCGGATTTTGTCCGATAAGCCACCAGTCAGGGCCATATCTCCGCTGGAGTTTAAAGTAATAGTAGTCGTCCGGCTTGATCTCTACGTTGATAGTCTCAAACCAATCTAATGACGGCTGCGTATACGAAAACTTAAATGGCGCTTTAACAGACTGTGACATTCCACTCCGCCTCCTCACAAATATCTACGATATGGTCGCACAATGCAGCCGGGATGACAGACCGCTCCACGCTGCCAGCCAGCCCTTGCGTTCCCGTTTTGGCCCCGCGCGGGGCAGAGATATGGCACGGGTCGCCGTTATGACAAGGCGGTTTAAATCTGGGAAGCGGATGATTTGTCCAGATGTCCGTGGGCTTCATTCGGGTGTCCCCGTACTGACAGTATGTGACGGTGTACCGGGGCAGCCCCTCCATCCACGTCATTTTGCGCATCCCTCCACGCGGATTCTCAATAAACCAGTAAATCGGGCTCAATGCTAAAATCAGCCGCAGCACGTGCTGGTCCACTGCATCGCAAAACTTGGCATACTCGCTCACCGGGTCCAAATTTCCTGTCTCGGGATTTTTCCGCCTGTGGTGGCTGATGGCCGCGATAGAAAATGTGGTGCAGTCCGGGCTTGCCCAGATCACATCAGGCCGCCCAAACTCCCGCAGCACATCCTCCGCAGTCAGCTTCAGGATGTCAGCATATAGGTCGATGCGGTCAAATCGTTTGTCCCACTCTACGGAGTACACCTTGTGGCCTCGGGCCTCGAACGCCTTCCCTATAGAGCGCGTCCCGGCAAATAGCTCAAGCACCTTCATCCATTGTCCTCCTTATCCGTCGTAGCAGCCGCCCAAAACGCCTTGCACACTTCCTGTGATTCCTCGCAGGCTACCAGAACCTTCATTCTTCCACCTCCTGCATCCAGAACTCGCGGCGGCAAATATCACAACCTCTTCCAGTCGGGCAATGTCCGCGTAACGTTGTATCAACAAGGCATGGTTTTAAAGCAACATTATGTGTGTTCGTATATATTGGCGCATTTGGAAACTGTTCCAGAAACACGCTCTGCCTGGTTTTAGCGGGGTGCTCGGCGGCCCACTGTTCCACGATAGCAACGGCCTCCTCCGGGTGGGTCTCTATCCAGACTGTGCAGCTTTCAACCCCACTAAGTCTTTTCCAAATCTCGCATTTGTGACACTCGCAGTTGCACATTCTGCGCAACGTTTTCAAATACTTCACAGCGTCCATTACTTTTCCTCCTCAATAATGACCTCCACGCGGGAGGCTCCGGTTGTCTGGTACTTCCATACCGTCAAGCTTGCGATTGCGCTGTCATCGTTGTAGGCGTGGCCGTTCAGCGCATCCAAGATGGCCTTCGCCACGTTGTCGGCGTCAGGGCGCTTGATGTGGGGCGTTCCGTCCATCGCAGCGGCCTTTTTCTTTGACGTGCTTCTCGGCACCGTGAAGAACGCCGTGACGGTGGCCCTGAGCGGGATGCCGTCCGCAAAGCCTTTTCCGCTCTGGCACTGCCAGCACTGGACCACCTTGTCCTCGTAGTCCCTCGTTTTCTGCGGGGTGTAGGTGTGACCATTTTTCATAAACCGTGGGCGACCCTTGCCCACCGGAATACCGGGGACCGTGAATGTAACCTTCATCGCTTCTCTTCCTTT